CCCATTAATGACGAAAATTCAACATTGGAAACTGTAGTACAATCTTCAGCCAATGCTTTGTCGTCATTTACTGGAGCACCAACATAACTACCTGTGTGTTCCCAAGTTGAATTCTTTGATAAACCATGACAAATAACATTTAGTGTTACTTGGTCTCCGTTTCCATCTTCTTCAATTAAATAATTATCTTTCCTTCTTAGCCATAAAGTATCATCTAACTCCAACAAATTACCCACTGCAGAAAAACTAACAACATCAATTGTTTCAGTTCCTACTGTACTAGACGCATAAGCCAAATCAAGCATTGTGTAAGTACCAGTAAATAAATCAATGTTTTCGGTATATTGATATTCAATGACAATATCTGAATCGGTACTTGGATAAGCATCAAATGACAAACTATCAACTGTATGAGTTCCAATACTTCCCGCTGTTAAAGGGGATACTATATTTGTTAAGTTCACATCTCCAGTTACACCTTCACCTAGTATAGTTTCTGCAGTGCCATCTGTAGGTACTAGTTTGATCTTTACTGTATTGTTAATGATGTTTTTTGTTGTGTCTGGTGTGCCTGAGTTGTGGAGGTCAGTAATTTTAAATGTACTGGTACCTGTTAATGAAGTCAACGAGAAGGTACTAGCATTAAGCGTGCCAAGTGTTACGGAAGCATTCGGGTCAGTCTTTTTTGGAATATATGAAACACTTACGGTTTCATTTCCCGCAAGAGCAAGATCGTAGTCATAATCATTAACAGCAGCAGATAATTCGTAAGTTGTAGTATCAAATGAAGTGTCTTTTATGCTCAACTTCATACTTACCAAGTTACCTGTATCATTACTCATGGCAATTTGCGTTCCATTGTGGAATATTTTGATGCTTTCTCTGAGTGGACCTTCTGTAACAATAGAATTTGTGTGTATGGCGTTTAATGTACTCTTGAATTTTTTATCAGTATCATCAAAAGTCATAGTAACTGGTGTTATCTCTGGTTCTGCTCCCGTTACGTTATCAGTAAAGTTTTCTAATGTAACTACTTGTGGATTCCCTGGGCCAGTTAATCCTGCTGTGAATTTCAGATAAATTTCTTTATTTGTTGGACTCCAATACGAAGCAAGATCATCTACTAGAATACCTGAANTACCAACATTTGTAATAACACCTAGTGTATTGATTTGAGCAACTACAACACCATCTACCTTAATATCTGCTATGCTTGTATCACTTTGTTTATAAAGAATTTCCGTAAGATTTACTTCAGTAAGAATTTCTGTGCTACTTGCTTGGAAATTTGAGATAGTTTCTTCTGTTACTGTAGCAACACTTGGATTGGTTATATGATCGTTATCAGATATAGTGAGTAATTCATTTTTGACTGTGTGCTTTACAATACCGTATTCAGCGATGTTTGTGCTGTCTAATACAAATCCATTGCTTGTTTCAACTGCTAAAGATGTTGTGCTTGGTCCTTTTAATTTTGTTGTGAACGGTTCGTATGGTGCTGTGGCGTTAGGATNATAAAGATCGGGTATTATGTTAAATTTCAAGTGGCTGCCAGCAGATGCTCCCTTAAGAATATCTCTCTGGTTTGCTAAGTTATTACAAATGTCGTAATACGTATCACCGCCACCCCTGGTCTGTAAACAAAATCAGCACTAAGAGCATTTCTGGTTTCTTCGGCAAGTAACATCTTATTGATCAAATCAATTCTTGCACTGATTACCGTATCGGGAAAGCCAGTTTGTGTGGTTTGTAGTTCCTTTATTTTTTTACTTATTTGTTCAGCCATTCTTTAGATAGATATATAGTTTATATGTATTTATTTTGATNTTTTTGTCTTGACATTATTGATTGTTTTTGATAGAATAAGATAAACNAAAAATTTCAATAAGATGAATTTGAATGGATGTTAAAAGCGATTTTAACAACAATCGGGATTTAGTTGAGAAATTTCTAAAGGATTTTGAGAAACAACTTACTGCAAATTTGGAGCAGGCTGAATGAACGGTTGAGGAACACCAGTTCCCCAAATCTTGATGTCTGTTGTACTGAATTTGTGTATTGCTTCGGCCATTGTTTTAGCACCAGAAACTGGGTCTTTTGCTGACTTCATGGCTTTTTTTAGTCCTTTGGTCAAGTTGACTGGGGGAGCAGCGGTAACACCACCCATCCCGTGGGTCCCTCCTGAGATTATAATACTAAGTGCTGCTGTAGATATAGCATTGCCGATTGCTTGTGCTGTTATATCTAAAGACGGCGATGGTGCTGCAGTGGCACTAATAAGTGCTGCTGACAATGGTCCTAGTGCAGCACTTGCATTGGCTTTCCCTCCTAAATTGCTCATACCCATACTCCAGTAGTCGCAAATTGCCTTAGCCATATTTTTTGCTGCGATAGGTGCTGCTTGTGGTGAACTTGAGTTCTTCACCAATTTTGCTTGGAGTACTGATTGTTGTAGTGCCATTACGATAAAAATATTTTTTTGGACAAATCAGTAGGTAGCATTGGTTTCAATGGGGGTGCTGTAGGCCCGTGCGAATGCGGGTGGGTATGAGAATTTAACCAACTCATCAATTTCAATCCAAGTACTGCTGGTTCTGTTGAAGTTGCTCCGCCTATACTAATAATTTTAGCACTATCACCAATCACTACTTGTCCAGTTGAATCAATAGTTGTTTGTACTAATGATGTCAGTGTAGTTTTTCCTAGTATTGATATTTCTAGACTTCCCATCTTTCCAGCAAGTCCAACATTTAGTGTTTGACCGCCTAGTAATGTATTTACTTCAGAGTTGCCCTTTGCTACTGTAATCGCTCTAGAAGTCGAAAGAGCGGGGTTACTTATACTAGCACCCATAATTGTTTCGGAATAGCCACCTGCGGCTGTTAAATCTATGTTATCACTACTATACAGCGTAATAAAGTCGGCTGTTGTCACCAAGAATCCTTTGGAACTGAATTCTTTCAATCCCAGTATATTTTCTGTGCTGGAGCCTTTAATTTCAAGATCGTAGTTACTTATATCAAAAGTGATTCCTTTACCTTTTAGTACGATAGATTCTTTAGCACTTAGCACAATACTTTGACTGGATTCAACCAACATAGGTCCTTTAGACCTTGTAGTAATACTACCCCCGGATTTTGTTAGTAAATTGGTTCCAAATGCCAGTACACTGCTGCCAGTTGCTTTTATACCTAAAGCACCACTAGCCATTATTGATAAATCTTGTTGTGAATTGATTGATATATCTTCGTAAGCATTGAGAGTATATCCTTTTTTGTATAAATCAGCCCCATAACCGGCCACTGAATTGTACTTGTTTCTTTTTACAATACTGAGTTCATCTCTCTCTATTTTTCTGAAGTAATCATTTTCGTTTGTAAACGACCAGTAAGAACCATTTGTGTGTCGCATGTGAATAGTTTCGTTACTTGCAGTGTGGTCAATATAAAAGGCCATTCCGCTTTTGTCATCAAACACCTTTATTTGGTTTGAGATGGTATTAGTACTACTAGGAACTGGTTCAGTTAGCGTTATACTAGTGTTTATCGTTCTTACAAAAATGTCTGTGTTTGCTTGTTCTTCTATGATTACATTACTAAGAACTAGTGTTTCCTGTGTCAAATCATCAAGAATNGCTGCATCATTGGTATCGGCTAATGATATACCAGCGTTAGAATATGTTGTATCACCAGGTTTCTTAGCAGCAGTTTTTCCATTTATTCCAACTGGTACGTTTATTTGTGTATAACTAGAAGCAGGGACGACCTGTTTATGTAAATTTTTTTCAGCCATTTAAACCTTATAATCCTTCGGTTGATACACTGGTTTTTTTGTATTTGGTTGTTTTGTATTTATTTCCACTATTTTTAGTAATATCTTTTTTAGGTGTTTGGAAAGTCCCCTGGACAAAACCTAACCATATAATATACATAGGGTCTTGTGTATTTGGAAACATTACATAAACGTAATCGCCAATTTCTGGAATATCCGGGCCACTTCTAGTTGGTGAACAACAATGTGCCCAAACTCCCCAATTTTTGACTGCTTCTTCATTTTCTTCTATAGTTCTCAAATCGTGAACCCCAATGACTCTTACCAAAACTCTACCTTGTGCTTTCTCGTCAATGTTTGAGATTACTTGAGCAATTTTGATGCCTTCTAAATCTACACCAGCACCAAAACCTTGTTCTTCCATTTTCATATTAAGCCCTTGTGCTTGATGCGGATTTTAGTTCTTCTATAACTTTGTTAGAATCAGGAGTTGGTGTATCTCTCTCAAGTGCCCCTTCTGCTTTTGTCTGTGTAATTGGTTTCTTTTTTAATCCATCCGCCATTACAGTTATATAGTTCATATAATAACCACCAATAATACTATGTGAGTTATTTCTTACAACATACACCCCAGACAATTGGTTGTTTAATCCTTCACCTCTTTGATCGGTGCTAGGGACTTCAACTATAACTTTTCTACCTACTTTTTTTGTCAGTGGATCGCCGTTTGTGCTTATATTTAGCTTGACCATATCACAAAGTAAATTAGTCATTCTAGTGTCGAGTCTACCTTTTACTAACTCATTGCTTTGATAACTAGTAGTATTCTCCATCAAGACATCAGTATTTGGATAATAAGTACATGCTTTTGTTTGACGATAAACCGAATCAGTAAAATCAGAGGTGTTACTATCCATATCGTCTTTATTCTCTGGTTTTGTTTTTCCGTCAAGTTGTTTAGTTATCTTAGCCCCTACAAACTTAGGAAGCATTGGATATGTCGCATTGGCAAGTGAATTCATTTTGAATGTATTTGCTCGTTCTTCAACTATTCCGTGTCTATAATAATCATAGTCAAAATAAGCCAATCCTGTGTGGTTAGCACCGGAATCTACGTATTTCATAATATCAAAAGATTGCTCTATCTCTATATTCTCAATTCTTCTATTATTGTACAAAGAATTAGTATTTCTAGTAAGGATAGTTTTATCTGTTGTTATTTTAGGGTCACCTTTCAACAAATTCTTATCATCGTTATTATAACCAGTGTATTTAATATCGCCCAAATTGGCATATTCATTTGTAGTAGACTTGTCTCCTGAGTTGTGATATAGATAATTAATAGGAGCAAAATTGATCTTACCAGTTGTAATATCCATCCAAATGCAATAACCGCCGTGTCCATTTTCGTCAGTAGCAAACTGAGTCAAATATTTAAATGTATCTGTTATACTCCATCTAGGTGAATAGAATCTATCCATTTTTCCTTTAGTTGGTATAATGATACCGATCCCGTTTTCTTTTTCTGGATGGCACTGAATAATTAGTTCAGTAACAATTTGGTCTATTGACTTGCCTTTCCACATTTTAGATATTTTCTTAGTGAATGCGTTAACACTAAAAATACTCTCAAAATTTAGATTGAATATTTTGTATTGTTGTGATGGATCAGAATCATCACCATAAGAGGCAGTGATGACATATCTATTGTTTGGTAAATTTAGTTTCCAATCTTTCAACACTGCTTCCACTACAATTTCTTGCCCAGGAAACATAAAATTCCTTTCTTTTTGGTCATCCCAATCTCTAAAAGAAATAGTACCAGTAATCCCAGGATATGTAAGGGACTCTTTTATATTGAAGTATTCTAAATTTTCTGCACTGTAGTTCACTCCGTTTATACTGAGTTTGTTGAACTGAACCTTAGCACCAACTACATTTTCTATCATAAATCTATAGTGAAATTGTACTGTGTATTGTTTGTTTGTACCACATCAGATTTTATCTCTGAGATGAGTGAATAAAGGTGTTCGATCTTGAGCACGTCCAAATTTCTTTTTGATTCATTAGTCTCAAATATCAGATTATAATAACCTTCTTTACTGTACTTATCTTCCTTTTGAACGAACAAATCAGTCAATTCTAGTATTTGTTCTTCTGTATACGGCCACTGAGTAAACATATTTGAAATATTATTAAACAAAAGAATTGCCCAGTAAAAATCCTCAGTATTGTAATATTTCAGAGATATATCTTCAGGAAGTTCACCTTCTTTCAATTCGTACTTGACAAAAGCACTGCTGTTTGTTTTGTAATTGTTGATCAGAGTACTATAAGCAAATAAATTCTTTACTGTAGCAATTACAGGTTGATTGTTATTAAACTTTAACGTATAATTAGTGGTACTAAGTTTTTCAAGATAAACACTAAGATTTATTTTTGTATCAAATAATTGATCAGTAAACGAATAATTATTAATGGCCATTATTTGGACTCCAAATTTGTTCCACCGGGGTGCAGATCTGGTGTAATTGCTGTGAATGTTAATGATAGTTTTGCGTCAGTAGGAGCAAATTTATTACTGTTGCCAAAATAAGACATAGCGTTTGTATAGTTTCCGTAAGTCGCTCCAAAACTAGTGATTGCCATTGCTTTATATGAAAAGAAAGAATTATTAGAAACACTAGATGCGTTTTTTGGGTTTACTACTGTTAGATTGAACAAAGGTGGGAATTTAAGTAAAACTCCATTAATTGATCCTTTTGAGTACTTCCTAAAAAAATCAATTATGTTCAGCATATTATCTAACTCTATACTATTTTTAGGAGCAAACTCAAAGTTAAGAGGTATTGATAAATTAGAGTTTCCTTCATATACAGACATTCTATTTGGTGCTAGAGTATAACCAGCGTTGGCAGCGAATGAACTTTTTATACTAACGTTACCTATTGATGTGTCTAATATAGAGTTCAAACCAGCTTTAGCTGCTGATTTTGTGAATGCCCCAATATTCTTTGCTAATGCCTCTGCGTAATTATTGAAATTACTGTTATTTCCTTTTTCTAATTCAGCTGCAGCTGAATGGTTACTATCTCCAAGACTTATAACCCCCTGGTTTTCCCAAGATGCTGTTGTACTATCACCAAAACCACCTGGAACGTAAATATTTACTGTCCCAACAGAAGCACCTTGTGTTGTTTTATTTTTTCCTTGTGCTTCTTTTGTAATACCTTTAGATTTTGTAGTCGTGCCATCCAATTCTGGCATCGAGTAATTAAAACCTTGTATCTTGAGGTATAAGTGGTTTGTTATATCTTTAGGGTATTCGTATGTCGCCATTATCTACCTAGTGTTGCTAGTTCATATCGTCTGTTGGCATAACTATGTTCCATTGTTGATGGAACGCCTTTTAATCTTGGTTGTGCTTGGTTTTGTTTAGGAGCGGTACTATTTCTACTATTATCTACTACAATGGTTTGTCCTTGTCCTAAAGTACTCCCTTCTGCTCTTGATGTTTCTGTGCTTGCAGACGTTTCGGCTGCTTGGACAGTTTTTCCTTTTAATGTATTAATAGGGCTAGAAGTTTCTTCTGTTGGTGGTGGATTCTTTTCTGATGTTGTTTTGGTTGTTGCTTCTTTGCTTTTTAATCCTAGCATTTGGAGAGCAATATCTGTATTTCCACCACTTGGGACTTTAATTTTGTTTATTAAACTTGAGCCTATAGTATCGTAACCGATCGCATCTGCAAAACCAATAAGACTTCCTTTTTTGTTGTTTTTTGTTTCTATTTTAGTGGTATTGTCTTCACTTGTTAGATCGTCTCCGAGCAGTAATGAATCCAAACCAATGCTTAGTGCTGGCCCAATTCCTGGTGCTAGACTCAACGCTCCTGATGCAAGAGCAATGAGTGCTTTGTTATTTTCTCCTTCTTGGAAATAATCCCATGCTTGTCCAATACTAAGACCTAGACCTACCCCTGGAATAAATTTTAGTAAAGGTTTGAGTAATTTTCCAGCAATCTTCATAAGACCGTCGCCGGCAACTTTTGCTGCCTTAGGAGCACCTTTGGTTAACACATCCCCCATGCCGCTAAAAATTTTACCAATAATAGGGATACCTTCAATGCCTGTCTTGATTGTTTTCCAAAGAGTTTTCCCCCAAGTAATAATTTTAGTCTTGAAATATTTGCCTATATTCATTACAAATTTTAGACCTTGGGCAACTTCAGGATATTCTTTTTGGAACCAAACACCCACGATGGCGCCGATTGCTAAAGCCTTAGATAAGAAACTAGTTTTTTTCTTTTTTTTCTTTTTTCCCGTTTCTAAATCGTTTTCTGGTTCTTGGTCCAGACCCATCTGGTATTTGATAGCATTTACATTTTTATTGACTTCCTCTATGTTTTGGTTCATAATATCAAGTTGAATACCTTGATTTTGGAACATAGAATCATTTACTACCTCTTCTGGTCCCGCTTCACCAAATACGCCCACTGTTGGTTTGTTTATAGTACCCGATCCTTCAGCAAATTTAGGAACCGGTCCACCGGTTTCCGGTCCACCGGCAAACAGTTTTGCATATTCTTCTGCTGTTGTTTTTTTAGTTGGGTCATATACATCTTCTTTGGGTATCTCCTTAGGAATTTCTTTTCCATATCCGGCAAGTTTACCTAGTTGATTCACTGCTCCTGTAGCAAGACTGCCTATTGACATTTTATCAATAAAACTAGAGCCTTCCCCAATTTTTGATGTTATACTTTCGGGTAGAACTTTCTTTGCAGCAAACCCAGCAATTGAACCTATACTAAGATCCTTTCCTGTCATAAAACTAGCAAGTCTGTCTCCAAGTAGTTTGTTTTCAACAGTAGTACCTGTTTCGGTTTCTTGAGTATCTTGAACAGACTCAGATGTATATTTGACTTCATCCAATTTCTGAGATATATCACCAAGAACATCTGAGTTATTTTTACCTAGTATCTTGGTAAATTCTGTATTGGAAAAAATCTTTTTAAGCAAATCTAGTTGTAAATCTTCTGTCATATTAACCTTTTAGAGACCGGGATACCTTCAGTCTATTGTTGTTCTCTTTGCTTTTGTATTTGCTCATTTTTTTCTTTAATGTCCTTGACAAGCATATAATATCTAATTTCCCATTCAAATGGTGGCCAGGATTCTTGATCTTGAACACTATAACCACCTTTTGTTGTCAAAAAATGCGACATTGTATAATAATCGGGTAATGTAGTATCCTGTATTAAAAAACCAATAAACTGAATATGTTATCATACATTATTTCTTGTGATTGATTACAACTAGGACAAGAAACCTCTTTCTTTAGTTCAAATGTACTAATTTTATCAACAAAACCACCTAACAGTTTTTTGTAATCTGTACTACTTAGATTATCAATAAAAGCAGACAATTCATCTTTACTAAATTCACTAATAACTTCATTATTATCAGCCTTTTTGATTTCAATTTTAGATACTGACGCTAATAATAATTTGTAGTTGAATTCATTGATCTTAATCTTTTCACCATAAAGCAGTTTTTCTTCTAATTCTTTTTGCACTAGATAAGGTGCTTCCTTGAAGTGAAATACAAATTTAGGTAAATCTAACGGAGAATCATCAAACATTTTTGTGCTAATATCCTCATTAAGATCAATCATACCATCTAATTCCATAGTACTTTCCCCCAAATTTCCTTTTAGTTTGGCTACTTCAGGAGAATATTTGTGGAAAGTACTACACTCTGGATTGTTACACTTGTATGTAATTTCAATTGTTTCACCCTTTGAAAACTTTCTAATCTTAGTGATCAAATCAAGTAAAACGTTTCTAGATAAAGTATCAAATAATTCTACATTATCAACGCACTTCCTAGCAAGAATAATACATTGATCAACAATATAAGATTTGTCATCTCCGTTAGTTTCAATACTGAATAACAGTTGGTTTTCTTGTTTGACTTTCCAAGGGATGATTCCTATAGATTGTCCGTTTAATAGTTTTACTTTCTGGAATACGTCTTCTGTTTGGATATATTTCAGTAAATTTTGTTCGTTGTTTTCAGTCATTAGTTCCTTTGGTTAGTTTTGTACTTCCTCAACATCGTGAAATACATATTTGAATGTTACGTCAATTTCTGCTAGTTGATTATCTTGGCTTACATTATAATTTATATTACCACAAGTTATTGGAAATACTTTATAGAAATAATCGGTGGTCATTTTATCTGATTGGTCGGAACCATAAGGCATATGACTAATCTTCATAGTTGCTACGCAATCATCAAAAAAGTTATTTGTTTGGTATCCGTACCAAGCATTCCCGCTACTTTGGTTTTTAAAGTCATTTTTGAATAATTTCATCCATTGTTGAATAAAAATTTTTATTTCTAAATTATTTGACTCCCAGAACTTCAAGGAAACATTTTGCGATTCGGTTTTTCTAGTAACAATATGGCTGAAAGGAGTTGCTTGATCTGTCAAACCGAAACTAGGTAGATTGGCACTGATAATATTATTCTGGAGCATTTTGAATCCAGGGCCAGCATTATTCAATTTTGTATTAACATTTCCGGTGGATATAATTTCTAATTTAAATCTGTTAGTTCTAGCAAACCCGGATGAATTTGGTCCAAAAAAACTTTCTTCAGTGAAATAATTTAGTGTAGAGAATGAATCAGCCATTTTTAGTTCCTATATTCTGAGTAACTGTATGCCAAAGTCACTGGGAAGGTTGAAATTTCATCATCTGTTGTGTGACTAAAGGACATTTCGCCAATCATTTTTGGCCATACGTTAAACAATTTAGTACTTGATCTTCTGTTGTGATTCCCGTCTAGTGTGTATATGTCAACTGAAACAGAGGTAGTAAATTTGTGTTCTGGAGAAAATGCTGGACTGTCCATTTTGACATAGAAGTTTTTTTGCCATTCACTAAAAAACCTTCTTATTTCACCTTCTACATCTGCATTGAGAGTCAACTGTATTTCTTGAGAATTAGTGGCTTCTCCTGGCATTTGTAATCTCTTTCCCATTCGTTTTATTTCAATGGGATTTATTAAAGTCATTGGATAAGTAATTCCTTGAATCATATCGGCAGTCAGCTTTACTTTTTCATTTTTAGCCATTGCTGGACCGGATTGGTTGAAACCACTCATAACAACTTCAAAGAAATTTGGTCTTTGGAAATCGCTAAAATATCCTCTGTTTTTTAATATATCTGCTGCGTGTTTTAGTGCCATCAGTTTCTACCAGCATTGAACAAGTTAATTATATCTTTTCTTTTTGCTGCGTCAATATTCTTGAATTGTGAACTTTCCCAATTTATACCACCTTCAGAATTTAATGGCACTCCAATTATTTCGTAAAGAGGTACCTTCACACCAAATGGTGAAGCCATTGTATTTGTATCATTAGTATCAGCAAGTTTCTTGGTATCGGTATCCGTTGTTTGCCTATTGGTGGTAACTCTTTCCCAAGAAGTATAGTGAAAATCTACCTTAAATTCTTCAATTGAATTAGTAGTGGTTTGATTTAATTCAATCCCTTCAACCTTTAGAGGTATAATATCTTGATATTCGTATATAGCAATCTTTTCAGTAGTATCAACACTATTACCCCATTGTGTGACTGTCATATTGATACCAAAACGGTTATCTAAGATTTTTCGTCTGTTGTTGGATTTGTCATAGTTTACCATCAATCTCATCCAGTCTTCCATGATTTTTCTAGCAAACCACTGGTCATCATTGATAAAACCAATACTAATAGGTTCACGTTTGTAATCACCTGGAAGAGCGAGTTGGGTACCTCTAAACTTGAATGACGGTCCTTCTAAATCAAAGGTAGGGATACTAGCGGCTGTACATAGAAATTTCAAGTCGTCTACACTCAATTCAGTATATAAACTTTTAAGTGCATTTGGGACGTTGCTAAACTCAACAGTGAATCTATTGGGTCTAGCAATGTTAGAAATCTTCTGTTTGAAAGTATTTAATGTAATGTCGGTACTTCTAATAGCCATACAAATGCCAATTTAGTGTTATATTTGTATTTATTAACTATATTTTTAGTGACTATTAAAAAAGAATCTTGAAATCTTCATCTGTTTGAAGATGTTCTCTGAATACTGGCTCTTTCCGAGCAATATAAACGATAGTACCCAAATCATATTCGTGTTTAGATTCGTTAAAAATACCTGCATGATTATATTCTGTGTTTGTGCAGTTTACTCCAACGGAATTTTTTGGATTGTAACACAAAAATAATTCTCGGTAAATCCCTGTAGTTGCTTCAGTCGGTGTAACAATTTTTGATACTTCAACCAAATCAAACATATAGTTCTTAGCGTCTGTTATATCATTAGTAACAGCGTATTCAACAGAAGTCTCTGAGTTGTCATTAATAGTTACTGTAATCACTGGGTTTGGTGAGACTGAATCAACCCCAGGAAAATTTGGATCAGTAACATTCCCGTTGGTATCTTTCACGCCAAACAAAATATTTTTAGTATCTTGGTTGTCTATTCTTCTGGCGAAATTTAACTCTGATGTTTCCTGGATAAACCAATCAGTACTAGTAAGAGTCTCAGGAAAAGTTTCGTTGATAGTTATAGTTCCTCCAGCAGCACTAGCAATTGTAAACGTGCCTTGGTGGAGTCCTACTAGTTGTAATTTATGAGACGTTGTTACCGACGACAAATCACTAGATGTTGTTAGTGTATTGCCGGAAGCAGTACATGCCCCGTCATTGCCTGAAGTAATTACTGGATTTATTTTGATCATCCCTTGAACGTCAAATAATGACTTCTGGAATGCTGTATTTTTTAAATACTCTAGCGTAACTGGTGCTGGTAAAATATCAGAAGTATCTGTACCATCATCAAATTGTTCATAGTAAATTGCTAGTCTATTTGAAATTCCAGTGCTTAACATCTTCATTCTACCAGAATTTTGTACTGACTCGTTAACTAGCGGATAAGACAATGTAATTGAAATTTCATTTGGGTCTACGTTTTTACCCACGTATTTGATTTTGTCCACCAACACCACACCATTTTCATCAGTCAAGAAAAAAGTTGCGTTAACTAGTGAATTATTTTCAATATAACCAACACCTGCTTGAACAAAATCAGCATCCAAGCCACTAATATACATTTCACCTAAAGCGTTGACATTTCTATATAACGAACCAATAATACTAGCATCAATAGCTGTTGTTGGTGCTGTAGCATTGGTTTTCGTATTGTACATCAATCTTACTGATTGTTTTATTTCCTTTCGTTGTACCAAGTCCAATGCTTCAATTACAGCGACTGTGCTTGTGTCATGGTCCCAAGCAAAAATGCCATAGTCATAATTGACAATACCCAATTCAGTTATTTTTCTTTCAAGATATGTAGAATTCAAGCCTTTGATCATGCACCATTCGGAGTTCATATGGATCAATTCCAAATCGCCTATATCTGAGGTGCCGTCTGTGAAAAAGTTGGTCCAGGTGGTAGCATTTTTTGGTTTATAACCAATATGAACTGTAGTGTTTCCTACCCCGTTTGTAAACATCTGGTTAGTTTCTTCTGTATAAAATTTGCCTGGTTGGTCTGCGGCGGTGCCAATAATATCATTAGGAAACGCCAAATGTGTATTAACAGAACCGGTGTTTTGTTTAATTTTTATGAGTGTTCCAAATCCCCAAATTGGATTGGCTCTGCCGAATCCCAAGTATAAATTTCCATTTTGGAGCATATCATAAAATAATGCTCTTTCTTGAGGTGTTGATGTACCAACGAGAAGATTGTGGTAAATAGTCATTTTTATCCAGTTATATTAAAACCACCTACGTGGTAAATTTCGTGTTGTGATGGATCAGTACTGTTTATTTTCGTATCATTTGTCAAAACTTCATTGGTAATAGGATCAGCAAGTTCTAGAATCAATTTAGAATTTGTACTGCCATCCTTTACCACAAAAGTTCCATCATTGTATGTGCTATTATTTATAGTGATTCTAGTGTTGCCAGTTGATTCAATCAATGTGCCAATATTCCAAATTGACCAAGGTGTTGTTGGTGTAGAATCCGCTGTATCATAAGCAGTCAAAGAAATTTCGGATTCATTGAATACTAAATGCCCAGGATCAGTAAGTACTAATAATTTGGTGAATGTTAAGCCAGTAGTTTGACTATTGGAAGTATCTGTTATAGACAACTCAAACGTGTTAGAACTGTTACCAACAATATCATCAAGGGCAACCTTAATCCCTGTAGTTGGATGCGTTAATTCGTCTGTAGTTAAGTAATGGTAATTGATTTCTATATGCTCATCAATTGTTTCCATTCCATCATAATTTGCTGTACTAGGTGTTATATCACCTGGATACAATAAAATTCTCATAGAATCCGTTTCCGTACCATCGTAAATCTTGAACGTAACATTACATCTGAATTTGTATTCGACATTTGCTTGGTTAGTATAATTGATCAAAATATCTGAAAAATCATACTGGATAACGCCATTTATAGTATTTACATCATGTCTACCGTTGTTGAAATAATCAACAGTAGTCCAGGTACTAGGATCAAACGATAGATAATTAGGTGCATCATTAATGAAAGTTGGATTTACTTGAGATGCTGACTTTATCTTTACATAAACAGAGTTTACCAAAGAGTGAGAACTTCCAGTATTATTTTTAATCCAAACTCTACCAATATTGTTAATTGGATCATATGAGATTTTGGTAATGTCCATATTACCTATATTAAGATCATTACCCAACGTATCGTAAAATACTAACTTGCCACCAACTTCTAGTTTTACATTTACTAAACTATTGTCTATATAAACTACCCTAACATCGCCGTTGTTCATTGTTAGATTGCCATTTCCTGCATTAACCAAAATACCATCAAACGGCACTGAGGTATCTTCTTCAGTTATTTTGTTGATGCTATAAGGGTCTGGTGCAATGGTACCGCTAATTGTGTCAGTTGAAATATTAAATAATTTCTTCTTGGAAGGCAATTTGGTTGTTCCAAAAGTAGCACTCTCAGCATATAAAACATTATCACCGGTACTAAAAGACATTTTAGTGTCTTCAAACTCAAAATTTACATCAGGAGTACCATAAGCAGTATCAAGAAATAACACCAAATTGTTATCAGCAACATCGGCTGGTGGTGTGTATCCGTTAGCTGCTAGGATTGGGTAAACTCCAAAATCAACTGAGCCGTAGTCAAATCCTGCAGTGCCAAATCCGTATGAAGGAGATGAACTATCATAACCAATATCATAATCAAGTATGCTTCCGGTTGGCGTAATATCATCAGTGGTATATTTTCTAGCACTAATACCAGTTGCTTCAGCAACTACATTAGGTTCAAAGATTAAGGCTGGTGCCTGAGCAGTCCATACTAACGTTTCATCTTTGATTGTCTGAGTGTTCTTTAAGACCATCTTACCGTTAGTAACAGCACCATAATCTTCAAACCCAACAACCTCAAACAAATTGTTGTTAAATTTGGAATTTGTTATGCTGAAATTAGAACCAACAGTAAAGCCATCATCGATCCAGTCCGTAGCACCTGCTGGTCTAGATAGCGACCCGTGGATTTTTAGATAAAAAGTATCAACTCCATCATTGCCTATTGGGTAGTTTGAAAAAAGCCCACTTGGAATACTATCGTGAAGTACCAAAACCCCAGTTCCTTTATCACTGAAATTTACTAACACCCCAGCATCTTTTAACTGGAATGTATTATTGACNNCATCTAGATTAAAAATAGTATAATCCGTATTTATCAACAATCCCGACCCAGTTGGAAATGTGCCACTTGTAGAAACTCTTATAGTATCATTTTCTGAGAAGAAACCGNTTATATTAATTGAATTNGNTGATGTGTCTTTTTCATCTGATATGATTAAATTTGTAAAGTCGGTTTCTGAAATTACTAAAGTCTTTAACCAATCTAGCAATAAATCAACACTGTAATCTACTGTTGATCTAGTGAAGAAGCTATAGGTGTTACCATTGGTTATTTCGTAATCATTATTTGTGGACTCAACAAAGTCAAACACACGGTATCTGTAACCTGCTCCAATGTTAACACTGTTAGTTTCATTGAAAGTTATTATGGTGCTAGTATTAGAAGCAATTGTATATGGTGTTGTGTCGTTGTTTATGTACAAAAACTTACCAGCAAAAGCGTTTACTGTCCAAGTGGCTGCTGTGTCTTCTAAGGTATTTGCTGTTACGTTTGTTGAAGTACTATTTTCATAAGCAAGATCATTTCTTGCTGTCCATGTGTAATTAGTAAATACTGGATAATTATAACCTAAGGTAATTTTCTTAGTAAATGTGTCATCGGGTGCTGCTTTGGCAACAAATAGATTTCCTTTGTCAGTTATTTCAGCATTAGCAAAGGCAGTATATTCTCCTTTAACAATCCAAGTCAAATCCCCGTCATCAGTTAGTGTAGTACCGTCAACTATAGTATTTGGAAAATTTGATACACTAGATGATCTATTATCACCTACTGTACTGTCTGTATTATATGTTGCTACAGTGCATTCTAAATTCCATTCGGTTCCAGTTGTGTCCTTGTAGATTACCTTAGAACCAACCATATAGTTATAATTTGCTTGCCAGTAAGGTTCTTTATTATTGTTTATATCAACATTAGAATATACATAAGGTTTTGTTGAACCAGGCATCAAAGATGTAAAGTCCCAATTTGGGTAACTATCGTGCCAGTCCACCACGAGATTTCCATTAGTATCTGCGTATTCAATACTTCCTATATATGTTGATGTACTTTGGGTTCCAGTGTATCTATAGATTCTATTGCCTGTTTCCCAATTCACCTGACCGGTTACTGTCCAACCATAATAAGTTCTTACTTCTTCTTTCTTAACAAATAAAGAATCCGCTGATATAGTATCAACAAAAGGAGTTACACCTGGATAGTTTGCTTCTGCTAAAGGTGCTTCTATTATTGCATTATATCCAGACATTGTGTGTATCATCTTGTCTGATTTTTCTGAATCCTCAGGCTCGATGTACTTCATGTTTATAATTTCTGCAAAACCATTCCAAAGTCTCAAGTCAAAACTGAAGATTCCAGGCACATAAAATGTAACTACATTGAATATTTCTTCTGATTTGTGTTTGAAAGAAACAGCGGAGTTTAATCGGTATGCACCACCCAGCGATTCAGGATAAGGATTGTAAAATCTAATAGTATTTGTTGCTTTATCAATCCAAGTAACTGTCAAACCAGGAATTGCAGTAACACCATCAGGATATTGAGTGACAATATCCCCCACGTTGTCATAAAACAGCAATTTACTTCCAACAGCAAAGTCTGTAATATTGCTAACTGAAGCACTATCTAGTGTAATCTCAAAAATTCTTTGATCTACGGTACCTTCTGATGTAGCGTACCCGTCACCTGTGTTTGGATCAAACGGTGTTGCTGGTTGAGGCCCAAGCAAATTAGGATTGTCAAAGGTATATACATCGGTGTATGTCGTACTTGCTCTTGTATCAACCTTATTTTCTATCAGAATATTCCCGAAACTAAACTCTGTCGTCAAGAAAGTTTCAGATTCCACAGTAACTATTGGGTGTTCAACTATACCACCATCGGCGTTGTTTGTAGTATCTTCATCATAAGTATTTTCTGCGAATTTGAATGTAGTATCTCCAACAGGAAAAATATTATTGCCTGCTCCAACAAAGTTTATCCCTACTCCATCTCCATTTTCATAAAATCTTGAAGCATTCTCAATTACCCCAAGTTCTTTGGCATGCGTATATGTAAATGGAAATTCATTCAACCACTTAAAATTGTTCAATACGCTTAAAGTATCTTCCTTCCCGTTATTAGTAAACCAATCATTGATAAGATACTGCAATCCCCAGTCCATCATATCGCTTGATAGATATTTGTACTGAGCAATGTAGAACTGTCCAGTACCTAAGTCTTTTATTTCTACTGGAGTTGAACTACCTAAAGTATCGGTGACCTGGAACGAATTAGTAGCAACTTGTGAATTGAGTACATAGTATTGAGTATCCTCCAACACACCAAGAGGCAATGTACCATCAGTGATTAGATGAAATTTATCTCCGTTTGATAAAGTAGGAGGAACAAGTTTGATAGAGTTGGCATAGTCTGCGTTCATGACAACTTTATGTGTTTCTCCGGCAAACGATAGAAATTGGTCCCCTGACCCTTTATCTGTTATAGCAACAGTGCTAGGGGTGCCTAATTGGGTTACTCCATATGTATAAGACAAACCATCTAAGGAAAGTACTCGTTCAGTAGTTAGGTAGAACTGATAAGGAACTGTTGTTGTAACGGTGTTTCCATTTTGGAGTACATCGGTAGTGACTGGAATCAAGTAATAATTAGTGTTTTCTGCCAAACCAGTTGCTAGAGTAAGAGCAGAGCCAAATTGAACAACATCACCCTCTACAAATCCGCTATAAGGTTTCAACACGATTTCGCTGGTGTTTACGTTTACCGTAAACTCAGATATTTTTGTGCCTTTGGTTACATTCTTAGCAATTTCATTATATTTTTCCTGCCAGCCAATAGGGTGTAGCAAACTTTTTAATGTTTGGTTCCAGTGCTCAATTTCAATATCGGTTGTTATGTGATAAACAAATGGTTTTATTGGGTCTGGTTGTACATCAATATAATTTTTGCCATAAGCAAACCCGTAAAACTTAAGTAGTGTTTCTATTTTTGTTTTTAGCCCACTAGAAGTTGCTAGTTCAAACGAATTAACATAAATGAATCTTTCTAGATTGTTAAATTCTTCTAGGGTTAACTTATTCTGTGATCTAATATTAGTCAGAAATACGTCATAGTCTGCTAAAAATTGTTTTCTATACTTCTCTTTGACAAGATTCTTGATGTCAAGTTCAATGACTGCTGAATTATTTTTAGAATATGTTTTAGTAATTGGGTCAAAATCAGTAGGTATAAACTTTGTATTGAATTCATCTCTTTTTGGTCCGAACAAATAATCAACATCCAATAAATCAAAGATTCCATAAGAAGTATTATAAACATCAAGATTATTTTGTATTAAATCTTCTGCTCTAAAGACATTATAAGACTCTGATGTTTCAGTGATTAATTTGAGTGTTTTATTTGCTGGAAGTGATCCTGAATTGGGTCCAGATATACCGGTGGTTAAGGTAATCTCATATACAGTGTTAGCAAGCAGAATATCAACTGGTGTTACTACAAAAATATTTCCAGCAACAACTTCAATACTATAATTTACCGGGTTTCCTGCAATATCCTCAAATATGATATTTTGTTTGTTGATAGTGCTTGCAGTTAGTGTAGATGCAAATGTGAATGTAAAAGCACTGTTTGTCTGGATTCTATTATTAAGTGCTGGAGAAATCGAGCTTAAAACTGCTGACATATTAGATTACCGTTTTTTTATGAAATTCTAATTGGTATTTACTATATTTAGCAATGAGTCTAGGGTAGTAAATACCAGAACTCAAATATGTATGTGTTACGTCATTTAAAGGATTTTTTGTTTGTATATATGAATTTACTGAATCGTCAAAATCCCAAATATACATGTCAGCATCTATTGGAATATCTGAAGTAACAGATAAACTTATTGTGTTTCCAGTTACTACACTGTTTAATGCAACTTGACTCCATAAAGAACTATCAAATAATCTTATGTCTTTGTTGTTTTTGTTTTCATACATTTCAAGAAGTGATCTTGTTATGCTTGGTAGAAAAGGATTTGACTCTAATTGATTTTTTGGGTAAAGTGATGTATTTATATGAGAAATAAATATTTTGTTATCAAATACTCTATTGGTTTTTACTGAAAATTTATGCATGCTGAAACTAACGCAACTTCCAAACCAAATTTTGAGGAACACACCGGTTTTTGTTTTATTCGCAGCGGAATAATCCATATCAAAAACTTTTGTTTTGTTGTCTGGAGTAAACTGATCAGATACCGTGTGCCAGTTGATATTGTCATAACTGTATTTGATACTTACTGACGATATATCCCCAGTCCATTCAAAACTAATATTATCAAATGTTGTACTTTCATAGAAATTTATCTTCATCCACTGGTCGCCATCGGATGGTTCCCAACGAAAAATAGAATGATCAACGTTAAAATCAGTAAGTCCAGTTGGAGTAATCTCATCACTAACAAAGATTTGTTTTTTTTGATATTTGATTAAATCTAAAAGCATTACTTGATCTGTGGTTGAGCAATATTAGTTACTATATATTGGTTGAATACACCATCAAAATTGTTGTTGACACCTAGATACGTTCCAGAAGAACTATAATTATCAATTGGTGTAATTCTAATCTTGTCCATCTGATTTGTATTGGTATTAGTGTATTCATTGAAAATTTCTTTGACTGATCCATTAATAACTTCATTATTGGCAAAATCGGTATAACCCTTAGCAGTATCCTTAAATACTAACTCGCCTGTTTCGTAATTCATGGTTCCTAGAGATACATCATGGTAAATATCGTAGGTATATAGCGTATGATCACCAAACACCCCAGCAGATACCTCCCAGTGTGTAATAACACCTATTCCTTTGGAATCAGTTATACCTCTTCTGTTATAGATTGTTATTTCACCGAGTGTATAATCAATGCTTTCAATCTCAAACAAACCTGTGTTGAATGCACTCAAATTACCTGAAGTATCTTCTATCTTTATATATTGCCCAGGTGTCAAATCTTGTAGGTCAGTTGTTAAATTATATCCACCGGTTCTTACTGACTCAAAGAAGTTAGATGTTAAACCGAATGCAAATGAAGTATTTCTATTAGTTACTGTTGGCCCGTCAGTTGGATCGGTTGATTTCCCGTTGGCTGTCCAAATGATATTAACAATGTCGTTTGTTACTACCAAATCAAAGTCAGCACCTGCATTTACATTATTTCCTGTGTGATTAGTAAATGCTGTTAATATAGAACTTGCTACTGCACTAGGTTGTGCATCAACGGCTAATGTAACTGTTACTAATTCAATATTTGGATCAATTCTATCCGGTTCAATGGCTGTTGAACTTCCATCATCAAAGAATACATAATATTCAGTACTATCTTCAGCACTAAAAATACTGAAATACGTATTGTGCAGTACTGATGAAGTATTTGCTATTGTTTGTATATTAATTTCCTTAAAATCATTAACTTTGATTACTTGGAGATTATTTACTGTACTCGCAATGCTTGAAAATTCATATGTTTTTGCATTAGTATTTTGGACCATAGTCCAGTTCTCTTCTAACAGTAAATCGTTTCTTTGGTTATAGTTAGTCAAATATCCGTGGTTGCTATTTCTCAATTCAAATGAACCGTTTATATGTTCTACCACCAAAAATGTTGTATTTGCAGTTCCAAAAGTTACTGTCATTGTATCAATAGAACTAGCCCCAGAAAAAACAACGTCTTCGCCGTAAGTTACTTCATTAGCAAAAGTCCAACTATATGAATTGCTTGGTGTAAATACTATATCTGCCAATTTATTTTTAGAGTTCAACCTGATGTCAGAGAATTTTGTATTTTCAAGCAAAAAACTCATGCTATAAAATGTATTAGCAACGCCAAATTGATCTGTTTCAGTTACCAATTCAAGAGAGATTAAATTAGTACTACCGGTTGTTGCTGATCTAACACCAATTGTGTTGGTTAAGTCAGAAATATTAGCTGAAGTCAATTCAACAGTAAAGGTTTCGGTGGCAATATCTCTAATCAATTTACCTACGTTAAGACCGTTCATATTAATAGACCACTCAACTCTCTCGTTATTGGATAGAACTTCATACAACGAAGGTACGTAGTTGGTTCCGTCAGTAATCTTAAATTCAGTTGACTTAGAAGAAAGTTCTTTGGTATTACCTGAACCTAGTAATTGGAAAGTAATAAATTCAACCTTACTAATGTCTATGTTGTACATCTCTCTAGTACTGTTGCTGGAGGTCAATTTGCCATAAACAGGAGATAGTTCAATAGGAAGTGTAAATTGAGTGTAATGGTCATTTACATTTCTTGATGAATTTTGATAATCAATTACATCTTGTCGTTTCTTGATGAAATTAGTGAACTTTGGATTGTTATTGTTATCATATATAATTCTACCGTTAGCATCTTTTAATTGTAGTACAGGCAAGTTAAAAACAGTAGTTTTACTGCTGTAGAACGAATCATAATTTAGTACAAAGTGGTAAAGAATATCTATATCTGCTGAAATTACTCCAGGGGCATTAGATAATACTGAAACTAACTGAGCAAATTTCAATGATTTACCAAGACCGCTTAGGTTATTAGTATAAAAATCTTGAATACTAGTCAACGATGCGTTGATACTAGTTTCAATTTCTGCTGCACTAAAGGTATCTGGAACTTCAATAAATGGATTTATATCAAGATACAAATAAGTAGGTTTCATAAACACTCTGTTGGTGCTAATTACAGTAGCAATGTCAAGAGTTGGTTTCAATGAAATTTCTTGTGTATCTGATAAATATAAGTTGTTTTCATTCAAGAAATTGGTCAAATTAAGTGATCCAGGTACAGCGGTGATATAAGTAACACCTCTTTGGTTTGGATCGTCTGGAAACAACTCATTACCTCCGACCACGTTATAATCTTTGAGTGCTGAACTTTGAGAAGTTAGTAGCGATTTGATGTCGTTTCCAGTTACACCCCGACCACCACTTGAGTAAAATCTATTAGCGTGGAAATTTATAGATGTAATATTTTCTGCTGCGTGTCCACCGTATGATACTTGCCCGGCTGGCAGTGTAAATTTTAAGTTAGAAAAATTGATTGTACTTGGTAGAAATGTATCATCAATTCCGGNTGTGGAGTCTAATACTTATACTGGTTTCACCATTTCCAAGAACACCCTTAGTTTTTAGGTAATCCATTTCGATGGTTTCAGTAAGTGCAGGAATTTGTCCTAACAATCCATTACCAAAAATTATCTTTGGTCGGTATTCATTGGTTATATCTTCTTCTACAAAAAAGACCTTTGGATCATCTACAGTAAAGAAACTTGGAGCATATGTCCACTGTACTCTATTGTTACTAGATTCATTTGTGTCTTTGATATATACAAAAAGATTTTCTTCTTCTACGTCTTCGGAATTGATAGTATGAGATTGTAGTTCTGTACCATCTCCAAAGAAAGTCACTGTCTCAAATATCCCTTCGTATAGAATGAAATCACCACTTAGTAGAACATCGTTTTCATATCTGAGTGTAATTGCTTCTGTATTAATGAACTTATATCCAGAAGGGGCAGATGTGAAAGTTGTTCTTGCTGGTATAGTTATAGTAGCATTAGACGGGAATATTGTTGTTCCGGTAGAATCTCCAATATATTCGGCTTTTCCAGCGAATCTAGAACTAATTTTTCTTTTTGGTCTGTATCCCATAGGCTTTGCTAATGAGATAGCGTTTTGCCTAATTTCGGTAGTGTCAAGAAATATGTTATTTGCTTGTTGTACGTTTTGATATGTCAACAACATAGTGATATATGCGTTAATATCTATTTCTTGTCCAATGTTCGATCCTTCAAAATCAAATTGTCCAGCGTGTGGATTATTTGCTTTTAGGAAGTCAACAATTCCTTGTCTAATGTCCTCAAACCGAACTGGGTTTAGTGAAAATTCAGCCACTAGATATTCTCCTTGATGTATTTACTACATTTTTCAATAGTGTTATATCTTGTTTTCATTAAGTTACCTTAGTTTCTTCAAATTTGTATTAAGCACGACTGGGGCTTGTGATTCCTCCATGTCAAATGAAATTTCTATATAAAAAGTGTTTTCGTTAGGCGATGGTGTTACTGTAACTACCAAATTCAACGCTCTGGGTTCGTATGTGTTGATTCCCCTTTCTATTTCTTCAAACAAGTCAATAGCGGTATGTATATCTACTGGATTGTGTAAGTATTGGAGTAATGATGTTCCAAAATTCCTTTTATTAAATACTTTAGATTTTTTTTCAGTGCTGATAATATTCATTACTGATTCAAGTACTGATTTTTCGTTGGTAAGTATTGTAAGGTCGGCAGCTGATACTTTAGTTGATATGCTTGTGCTTACACCATTACCTACTCCACTATTAGTGGTTATATTGGAACCGCTTTGGGCTGTTTCAGAACTTTTTANNGTTAGATCATNATAGTTAGGGTCTGTTTGTATAAAGTTAGACAGCACACCATAGTCTACCCCGTCAACTCTGATAAGTTTTCCTTTATCTTCTTCCGTGAATCTATTACCTGAGGTTGTGTTCACGCTCAAAATTTGATAATTTAGAGGGGATGTATTGCCCTTTGAAATATCGTAATATATCTGTGTAGTTGCCATAATACCATTGTTTATGATATTTATACTACTTGATCTTAGCAATAAATTTTTGGGGGGCTTCTAACGTGACGGAGAAAGTCACTTGATTTGANATACTGTANTTATTGATAGTAATATCAAGTCCAGGTATTTGGGAGTCTGAGAAATTATTTTCTTTCTTGATTAGATCAAAAACTGCTGAATTAACCAAATTTTGTATATTTGATTGTTTGTTCTTGATTATAGTGGTGTTATCTAGTTTATCTAGTGGAACTGAGATGTCAAAATTTATCTGACTCTTGACATCTTCTTTAAAAATGCCAAGATCAGTTTTTAGCATCGTTAGATGTCCTCTCGTTCAATACCTTCATCGGCTGGGTCTTCTTTTTTAACCTTACCTTTGACTTTCTTGTCTGAGTCTTTTAATTTGCCACCGATTTTTGTTTTTGTCTCGGCGCCTAAGTCTTCTCGTTCAATTTCTGCTTCTAGAATTGTCTTGAATTTTTTCATATTTACCTTTAATGAATAAGTTTATATTATTTATAAAAAATTATTCAATACTTTAACCATATTCTTACTCATGTGTTGTCTGATATTTTCAATGCGTATATATTTGAACCCTACTGTCTCTGGTTTTGAAGTGCCATCACGGTCAGTATAAAACGAATT